AATCATGCCACCGATTGCAGCAAAGGTGCTGACGTATCCGTGGAATGACATTGTGCGACCAAGGGTTGCAGGTACTTCAACGCTCATCAAGCCACGGATTGATTCGTAGAACTCGAATGCGTCGCCTGAACCTTGACCTACGCGGGTGATGATCATGGTCTTGGCTGCGAAGTTGCTGTCAACTACGAGCTGGAGTCCGAGTGGGTTTCCGTTCCATGATGTTGCGTTTCCGCCACCGAGTGCGTTCTGACCGGTGAGGCCTGCGCCGATGAATGGGAATACTGGACGGCCAGTTGTGTCTGCAAGTTGTCCGAGTTGACCCCATACGTCTGGTGAAACAAACATGTGTGTTGGGGTGAAGTTACGGCCATTCGAGATGTCGACTGCGCTGTCGTAAACAGACTTGAGCAAGTCGGCTACGGTGCCGTCCCATACGCCTGACGAGTTTGCTGCAGTCAACAGGTTGTCTGCTGCGAAGTTGTCTGATGCGATCATGTATTCGCCCATGAGGTCGTTCAAGATCAACTGCATTGCTGCAGGTGAAGTGAAGTCAATGTCCTGAACAGACAAGGTGACCTGACCAGCAAGAGTGGTCTTGCTGATTGAGTTCGAAGCAATGACCATGGTCGTTGCTGATGCAGCGCCCAATTCGTTTGCTTGTGCAGCAACGCTGGTGTGCGTGGTGATCGTTGGACGAATAAACGTCTTTGATGCTCCGCCGTCTGGATATGCGCGTGCGCCCAATGCTTCGACTACTGGACGGATGAAATTGAGGTCTTGAACCAATGGCCCAAGAACTGGAACTGGCAAAAGACCAGGTGTATCGGTTGTGAGCACGTCACCTGCAGCTGCCTGCAATGCGGTCTTCTTTGATGCTGTGTATTCAGCAACAGCCTTGTTGATGTTTGAGAACGTGTCGCCACCAATGTGGTAAGCGGCCATGTATTCGCCAGCGCTTGGCAATACAAACTCTTTTTTAGCCTGTGCAAAAATTGGCGCGGTTGGGATTGTTGCCTCAACTGCTGGTGCGGTTACTTCTGACATGGGTTCTATCTCCTGTTCTGGGACTACTTCTTCATTTAACACTACTTGTTCTGGCTCTTGGTGGATACTCGCTGCGACGCTGGCGATGTTGGCCATGTCACCAAACGCGCCGATCGGAACGAGCGACAACTCTGTCCAATCCGCTGCTTCAATAATCATGGTTCCTGCTTCGTCGTATGAGAACTTGGTTGGGTTTACGCCAACGGATACTTGATCAATTGTGCCGTCTTGAGCCATGACCAAAGCGTCGTTGCCAAGGCTGGTTGCGCTGATCTTGGCGCTAAACAACATTCCTTGCTCAGTATCCACGCGCTCGGTGACAACGCCTACTGGCATGTCAGCCTGGTGGTACATGAACAGACGGGGTGCTTTGCCCTCGACTGGCAATGAGCCTGGGCGAAAGATCACAGCTGTGCCGTCCGAAACCGTTGCCGGCACGTTGTAGGGAACTGCGGTTCCGCTGATCGTGCGTCGTGGTGCGTCGCCTTTGGCGGCGTCAAGCGTGAACTCTCCTGCGATTAATTTAATCATCGGTTTGCTATCTCCTCTTGAGTGTTTTCTCTAACAATTACTTCTTCATCGTCCATGCGATCGGCCATAAAGTTTTCTTCTAGGTATTCATCGGCATCAAACTCAACGTATGTTCCGCGCGGTAGCACGTTGTCCATCGACAATGCGCCAGCAATTGCGTCGGCATACAATTTCACTCCAAACAAATACAGGTCTGCGCGCGCTTGCTGTGACGACTGGTATGAATAAGCACCAGTAGCAACGCCAACCAAATACGGTGGCACGTTTGCTAAGCGCGACATTTCCAGCGCCTGATATTGCGACGCCTCAATCAAAAGCATCTTGTCAGGTGTGCTGTTTGTTTCCGTGTATGTCAAATACTCGTTAAGTGCTGCAGTTTGATTTGTTGCTCGCGCCGCATTAAACGCGCTAGCCAAATCAGCAAGTTCTTGCGCGCTAAGTGGTTCGCCACCAGTTTGCTTGAGCACGCCGGCAGGAATGCTTGACGATGCGTTGCGATTACGCGCAGCTTCTAATTTCAACGCGGTTTCAATTGCACCAGGTGCCGAGTAGATCAGGCCTTGGGCTGGCGACAAGAATTGCACAAGGTTTGTTGGGTCAATTTCTCCACCTTGGAAATACACTTGCGAAGACGGTGCGAACCACACAGGGCCAGCCATGTCGGTCGTGGTAATTGAGCCTGCTGGCAGTCGAGTGAACGTGGCAGGGTAGCCGTCTGCGGTGCGCGAGGTGATGTACCAGAATGCGCGTCCGAACATCATGAGATCATCAAGTGTCCAGCTCATGAGAAATTGGAAACTGACATTTGGGTCTGGTCGGCGTATCCATGAACGTGGCGCAATGTACACCTTTTCCATTTCGTCGCCGTTCCACATTTCGTTATACATTTTCAACGGCATCGAGCCAATAACAGATGCCATGAGATCGCGCGCACGATTGATCGTTGGAACGCTGATCGCCGCGTTGCGCGCTTCGCCTTCGCGGTAGGTGTAATACTGGCCAATCATGTTGACGCCAACATTGGACGATGAGTAACCCGGTGCAAAACCGCCACCAACCGCAGCTGCCTTGCTAGGCGCTTTGTCATACAAGTGGCAACCGCGCATGACTTATCCGATTCCGACAAAAGGCAAGGTGCGCGGTCGCCGCGTTTATCTTAGTTATTTACCGCGACAAGCATGGGCTTTCCGCTATTGACAGGACGGGCACACATGCCAATTCCCCAAACCATTGTGCGCGCCAATTCGATTGGTCCAGGTGATCGTTTGCTTGATAGCACGATCGTGTTGTCGGTGCGAACAGCAACAGCGCGCTGTACGTGTTCGGCAAGCAGTTTTTCTCCCGTGTGCAACAGTCGTGCTTCGGCGATCATGTTTTTGGCGAGCGGTGTAAACCGTCCAAGTTCGGCATAGCCAACAACGACACGGCGACGCTCGATGTTTGGCGGGCAGGTTGCGTCCACGGTCGGCGACAAGGCAAACCTGATGGTGGGATCTTTGGCTAGTTCTTGCACGTTATCCCACAGCTCTGTGATTGATTCGGCGATGAACGCGACGGTGACAAGCACCCGACCGTCTGACAAGTTGACGCATCTGGTCGCGCTATATCGCGAGTCGTCCAGCGAAGATTCGATTGCCACGACGCCACCGCTAGGGATGTCCCCTGTGTATTCCAACGACGGCCAACGCCCTGGCTCAATCCAACCGCGCACAACACTCACCCAAAGGTTTAAGGATGCGCGCAAAAACGACGCGCGATCAGGGTTCGTTGACTCTTGCCTAATGGTGTCCATGTCCAACGTGTGACCGAGCGCAGGATTACCCCACGCCCACGACGAAGGATGCAGCGGGTCAAGGCTTGGGTCGGGCGACCATTCCGCCATGTACATCGTTGACGGTTCGCCTTTGTCAATTGCTCGAATGCCAGCCTCACGCCACCTTTGGAACAACACGGATTCCTCGGTGCCAGCTGTGGAGAAGAAACACGCCAGCGGATTTTTTCGTGCGCGCTGTGCCGGCAACAGACCACCTTCAACCGAGTCAGGGTTAACGTCAAACAACTCGTCAACGATTACTAGGTCAATGCTCATACCGTGACCTTGGTTTGGCTTCAATGCTTTGACCCACCACTTGCTGCCGTCTGGCATCGTGGCCTGATAACGACCGTACGACTTGACAATCTTTGCGCCGTAGTATTCCTCAAGGATTGGTGCCAGATCATCAAACAACAAGCAAGCCAAATCCAATCGGTGCGCGCCCGAAACAATAGTTTGCTTTTGTCCGCGTATTTTTGGCATCTCAACTAGCCATGCGAGTATTAGTGCCATAATGACAGTTGTTTTTCCATTTTGCCGCGCCACCGAACAAAGCGTTGAACGATGAACAAAGTGATTGTTCTTATCTACTGCAAGCATTTTTTCAAGTATGTGTTTTTGCCACGGCATGAGCGTCACGCCAAGAACCTTCTGGGCCATGTCCCCCACAAGTCCCCCGAATGAGCTGACGTAGTCCGGGCTGATCGTTTCCAGTCTTGGCTGGTCATGGCCAGTTGGCGCTGGTTCAGGCTGATCTTGGCTGGTGGCGACAAAATGATGGA